TCGATCGAAGAGGGCTGGAGTGTCACCAAAACGGAGTTGGCAGTGCTACGAATCGAACGCCCCAAGGCCCCTGATCAGCAGGCAAGCCAACCGATGTACCGACGTGAAGTCCTTGAGGCAGCTTGTTGTCTGTCGGTAGGGCTCGATGAAACGAAGTTGCTCAAGGCCTATGGAGAGCGAACGCTTAACTCTGCCGATCCACTTCGTCACATCGGCTTGCGAGAACTTGTCGCTGAATGCGCGCGATTGGAGGGCCACGACATTCCGCGCGTGTTCGGCGACGGTACCGCAACGATTCGTGCCGGGTTCTCAACGATGTCACTGCCTGGCATCCTTGAAAACGTCATGAATAAGACGCTCTTGTCAGCCTATGAGTCGACGCCGATCGCTGCGTTTGACCTGTGCAGTATTGGGACTGTGAGCGACTTCAAGGAGATCTCGCGTTACCGTTTGCTCGGTACCGGAGGCTTTGAGAAGGTCGCGCCCGATGGTGAGCTGAAGCATGGCAAGCTCTCGGACCAAAAGTACAGCAACAAGGCTGATACTTACGGCCAGATCCTTGCTCTGACTCGCCACGACATCATCAACGATGATCTCAACGCATTCATGGACATCCCTCGTCAAATGGGACGCAGCGGTGCTGAGTCGATCGACGAGCTGTTTTTCACGTTGTTACTCAAGAACACTGCGTTCTTCTCGTCGGCCAACGGAAACTTGCTGACTGGACCTGACACCAAGTTCGGTCCCGAGTCGTTGACCATCGCGAAGACCACCTTCCGCAAACAGAAGGCTGGACCGGGCAACAAAGCCAAGGATCAAAAGCCGATCAACATTCGGCCCGAGTTCTTGGTTGTGCCGGTGGAGATTGAAACCGATGCGGAACTTCTCATGGGTTCGGCACAATTGATGATCGATGCGCAAGGTACGCCGACCAAGATTCCGGTCGACAACCCTCACCGTAATAAGTATCGCGTTATTTCAACGCCGCACTTGTCGGACAGTTACTACCAAGGAGCCAGCGGTTCGGCTTGGTATCTGTTCGCCAATCCGAATGTGCTGCCGGCGTTTGAGATTGTGTTCCTTAACGGTCGACGTACGCCGGTCATCGAGCGCGTCGAAATGCCTCCGAACACCCTCGGCATGGGCTTCCGCTCCTACATCGACTTTGGCGTGAATTCGCAAGACTCTCGCGCTGCTGTGAAGGTGACCGGCGAATAGCCCACGCTTTCGCCTCAACACAACAAACATTCCACCATTCCAAGGACCTCATAACGCATGCAAGCTCAATTCGTTCATGACGGTAAGGCCGTCGATTTCACTCCTACCGCAGATGTTGCCGTTGGATCGATCGTGATCCAAGGCGACTTGGTAGGGATCACCAAGCGCGACATCAAGGCCGGTTCACTCGGCTCCATCGCTGTGGAAGGCGTCTTTGACATTCCCAAAGACCCGGCTCTAGCAATCGAGTTCGAAGCGGGCACCAAGGTTTACGTTGACGAGGATGGCAGCGTCGTCGCTGACGATGTTGGCACCAAGTATCTCGGCAAAGTCGTGAATGACGCTGCCGCCACTGATTCCTTTGTCCGCGTTCGCCTGAGCCAGTGATGAGACACCGTGAGCAACAACGCACAAATCATAAACATTGGAGCAATCCACGTTGCTGACGGTACGACCGTCGACTTCGTACCCGAGGCTGATGTTCCTGCGGGATCGATCGTCGTCGTGGGCAAGCTCGTGGGTATCGCCAAGTTTGGGATTAGTGCGGGCTCACGGGGAAGCATCACAGTTCGTGGCGTTTTCGATGTCGTAAAAGACCCAACCACTAACATTCCTGCTGGAACGATCCTTTACTGGTCGCAGATCAGCTGGCATGTGGTCAAGAACGCATACGCCCATTCGATGATCGGCAAAGCCATTGAGGCCGCGCCGCCAGGCACACTCACTGTCCGTTTACGTTTGAGTCAATAGATGATGGCATCAATCGCAAAAGTAACGATCGATCGAGCTCGCACAACCCAGTCATTACGAATGGCCAATGGTCTCGTTAGCCAATGGCTCTCGGTGGGTGAGTTTCGGAGTTGCTTTTGCGTTGCAAGTCAATCCGTTCTATCGGCGTGGATCATCGAAGGGCGTTTACCCAACGGTGATAACGTTCAACTCGCCAGTTATGCAACCGATTTGTTTGATCCGGCCAATCCACGCTACGTCACCATGAAGGCCATGTGTGGGCTGCCAATTCGATTCGTTGCGGCTACGCCTCAAACGAACTCGCGACTGTGGGTGGTATTCAAGAGTTAGCGACGACTACCGCTGGCCCGCACCAGGGGCACGAGTTGGGCCTCGGCTCAACAAACGACCCTTGCGTTTGCGGGTCAGCGTTAGTCGTCACCGTTAACAAGGTTAGAAACGAGTTCAACATGATTCATAAACAATTCATCTCAGCCTTTACATTGACGCTGCTCGCATTCGCCGGCTGTGATTCGGGCAACGTCAGTGTTCGCGCGTTGCCAGCTCCTAGTCCCGAGCAACCGCCCGCGAACTTGCCTGTCGAATTGCATCAGCGCAATTGGACGGGTTCGCTTGGCCAAGGGAGTTGTGTCCACGCTTCGCTTGTTAATCACTTGCGTTGGCTGAACAAGATCGAACTTGGGGAACGCTGGCGATCTACCTACGCCGATGGCGAGTGGGACTCAAGGCTTCGTGATCGACTCGATGCAGCTGGAGTTGACTACAGCTACACGCTCAAAGCTGATCCTCGCTTCCTTGATTGGGCCAGCGCAACCAGGCGAGGAGCGATCCTTTGGTGGAAGCCGGCCCACTGTTGCACGTTCGTCGGATGGATCGAACGCGAGGGTAAGCAATACGCGGCGATCCTTGACAACAACTATCCAGGGCGATTCGAACTGACGCCACGAGAACAGTTCATCCGATTGTGGGCTGGCTACGGTGGCTTTGCACTGACTGTTCTAAACGATCCAAGCAGCTCACTACCTTACCGAAGTTATGAGGTTATCCAGTAATCATGATCAACGATACCATTCGCATTCGCCTGAGTTTAGGTCTTATCGTGGTGGCAATTATCCACGCGGTTCTATTGGGTGTTGTATTCACAGCATTGCATCAGCCACTACTTCCGAATCCAACCAATGAAACGTGGACGATTCCAACCTATCGGCCATCTACACCCACGAGTGCAGGCAAGATCGAGAAGCTACAGGAACCACAGTCTGTGAACTTGCAAGCGCAAGGCGAAGTCAAGCAACAGATTCGCATTTGCCCTCAGGACTGTCCCCCAACACGCGTCTATCCTGCACCCGTGGTTGTTCATCCAACGATCGTCCAGCCCAGCGTTGTCGGTCCAAGTGTAGTAACCCCGGTGAGCCCCACACCCAACTTCACAACGCCGGCAACGCCAACGGTGGAAGTTCCGACCGTTCTTAAACCTGCAACTTCGCCGGCATCGCCTCCACCCAAGAAGAGTTACCAGATCGCATTATTCGTTGGCAACGACTCCACAAGCAAGATGCTGCAAGATTGGTTCAGCCAAGATAAACAGCTTATCTCGCTCAAAGAGAGCTGTGAGTTCCAGGTTTACACTGCTGGAAACCCAATCTACAAGACTCGGTATGCCGACATTGTGCCAGTGGAACAGTTTCCTGTGGTTCTTTTCCAAGATGCAACTGGCGGACACGTTCATGCTGCGGGCCGAACCATGATTCCCGGCACGCCTGCAGAGTTGTATTCCGATCTCAAACATGGATACACGCTCTACAAGCAAGCCAAGCAGGCACAAAAGACCGGTGCGGTGAAGACCAAGGGTTACTCTTGGGACGATGCCATCACGCCGACACTGTATCTATCAGCCGAGGATTGTCCCGATGGTTACTGCCCAACGCCGCAACCGGAAAACCGTCGGCCGCTTGATCGAGTTCGCGATTTGTTCGATGGAGCCACCGAGACTCGTAACGCCTTGATGTGGCTCTCGGCTGGCGAGATCGCAACGGTTGCTCTCATTGGAATTGCAGCCGTGTTGCTGATCTTCATTCTCATCAAACGCGGCATTAGCTGAGCGTTGCCTTAACCCAATCCATCTTCCTTGTGAGGTTCAAAACAAACATGTTAATAACCATCGCCATCATTGTGGTCGTTGTCCTTCTGGCAGTCGCTTTGCTTCCCATGAAGAAACGCGAACCAGAGCAACTCAGGCAAGCTTCGCCGGTCGCCTTCCTAACCCCTGAGCCGGCCCAGGCAGTTCGCCAAACGACGCTTCGTCAGCAACAGCTCGATGAAGAGGCCACCGCCGTTGCCTCTGAATACCAACGACGCGCTGACGCAGTTTGGTTGGATGAAGTGCGTGGCAAGGCATCGAAACTGCTCAGTGGGGAACAACAATGATCGGCTGGCTCCTGTTTTTCCTCGTGTCGTTAATACTGGCGTTTGTAGTGGGAACGATTACAGGGTTCTATCTGCGATCAGCAGTCGATCCGGCTCGGGTTGGAACTGCTGCGATTGGCTCAATCACAAGCCTTTTGTTGCGACTTTTCCCAATAAAAAGGGAAGAGTCGTGACAGACATACTTCAAAAAGGCCAGGAGTGGCTCGCGTCGAAACTCACTCAGCACGCATCTCGTCAAGTCGTATATCGCCGGGGTGAACTGGGAGTGACGCTCCAAGCGACCATCGGCAGATCGATGTACGACCAGGACGATGGCGAAGGCATTGTGACTCGTAGCCAAGTTCGCGATTTCCTGATCGATACCTATGCACTACTTTCGTCGATCATCGGAACGCTGCCACGTCGCGGTGACACGATTGTGGAGATTGATGGTGAGCACACCTTCATCTTTGAAGTCATGGCCCTTGGTGGCGATCCACCTTGGCGCTATAGCGACCCATTCCGTTTGAAACTTCGAATTCACACCAAACAAATCGAATCCCATCCGTCATGACGACCGTTTTACAAGTTGCTGATAGTGTTACCGCCCAACTCAATGCCGCTGAATTCGACTTCGAGTTCGTGGCGGAGCGCATGTACGTTCCGAACTTCGATCTTGAGGACATGAAGGAACTCCGAGTCAGCGTTGTGCCTCGCGACGTCGAGTTACTCCCGCATGATCGTGCGCACAACAAGTACCACTGCCGCGTTGATGTTGCGGTGCAAAGGAAGTTCTCCAAGGGAACAAACGAAGAGATCGATCCACTAGTGGATCTGGTGGAAAAGATCGCTGACGAGTTCCGCTTGAAGCGACTTGATTCGTTCCAAGCGGCTCGATGCGTGAAGGCCGAACATGCGGTTCTGTATTCCGCCGAACATTGGGAGCAATTGCGTCAATTTACAAGCCTGTTGACCTTAACATTCGAACTCGCTCGATGATCGATGTAACCGTTCGCTCTCAATTCGATAAGACAAAACTAAAGAAAAAGGTAGAGACTGCCACCTTCACATCGCTTCGTCATGCCGGCGGCGCAATCGGTAAGACTGCTCGTTTCAGCATTCGACGTCGTAAGAAGCCTTCGAAACCAGGAAGCCAACCGCACACGCAAACAGGAATGCTCAAACGAGTAATCCGTTACGAAGTTGCAAACAACAAAACCGAAGTCGCCATTGGTCCTGTGAACGAGATCGCTGGTCGGATTTGGAACTTACACGAATTCGGCGGAACAGCAACCAAACGTCGCAAACTCAAACCACATCGATTCAAAGTTGGCGAGCACGGTCCAATCCGCGTGAAGCATCAGGGGATTAAGACCAGCTTTGCCCGAATCCGACTGCAAACATCAGCCCAAGCGAATCGAGCCACTCGATTGGTTGAAGAAGAGAACGAGCGACGAGGCGACAACAAACCTCGCCACTATCCGAAGCGACCATTCATGAAGCCGGCATTGGATACCAACCGCAGTCGGTTGCCATCGTTCTGGGCTAACTCAGTCAAGTAATCCGTTCGACAAAAGGAATCATCCACAATGCCAGAAGTCAAACTAGGTCTCGAGGCCGTCCTCACCATCGACGGTGCCGAGATCACCAACGTCAAGGACCTGACGGTCAGCTTGGAGAAGGCTGAGGCCGACGCGAGTACTCGGGCCAACAATGGCTGGCGAGCCACGGTGGGAACGCTCAAAGATGCGTCCATCGAGTTCACAGTGCTTAACAAGGAAGGCGACACAGCCTTTGGATTACTGCAAGGTTTGTGGAGCAGTGGCGACCCATGTGATGTTGGCATTAGCGACGCTGGTGGAACACTGAATCTGACCTGTGAAGTGATGACCTTCAACGTCAATCAGAACCTTGAAGAAGTGATCTCCGCAGATGTGACGCTCAAGCCGACTCAGTCGAGTACCGGTAACGGCATGAACGTTGGACCTAGCTTGGCAGGCCCATGATCGTTGTTTCGCTCGGTTGAACAGAAACACTCGTAGCACTCAGGGAGGCATCATGCAGAAGTTTGTAGACCGAGCCGGTCGTATATGGATTGTGGACATCGATAACACAACACTGCGCCGCGTGAAGACACTTACCGGTGTGCAATTACTCGAAGCTATCGACGGCGATTTGGTCACGCGTCTGTCTACCGATCCGCTGCTCCTCGGCGACGTCCTGTTCGCGATCTGCAAGCCACAAGCTGATCAGCAACAGATCACCGACGAAGCGTTTGGTGAAGGTCTTGCTGGCAACTCAATCGACGATGCAACTGGAGCACTCCTCGAGGCGTTGATCAGTTACTTCCCGGAGTCACGACGCCGTCTTCTTCGGAAGGCGGCCGAGAAACAGAAGCTGATCGAAACGCGAGGAATCAGCGCGATCGAGAAGCGACTGGACGATCCGAATCTCGTGGACAAGATCGTCGAAGATCTCGAACGCAAGCTCGGAGTGCCGACATCGAGCAACTCATCGTCCGACTTGCCGGCATCGTCGGAGTCGATCCAGGTCCCCTGACGCTTCGCCAATTGGTGCTGATGGCTGAGGCCAAACGCCAGCATGACTGGAATGTTGCCAGCACGATCATGGCTTTGATGGCCGAGATGAATCGAGATCGCAAGAAACGCCGCAAACCATTCAGACCCGATGACTTCAATCCATATGCCGAGAAACGCCCAGTGATAGCGAAAGGGACTGTTGAACAGGCCGCTGGAATGTTGGGTGCAAGTTACCGTCCAAGGACACAAGAGTCGCCATGTCGCAAGTTAAAGCCGGAGGAGCCTACGTCGAGCTGACAACGAGGAGCTCTCAATTCCTCAAGGGACTCGAAGCTGCGCAGAAGCGGCTGAAGTCATTTGGTGCTTCAACACGCTTGCTCGGAACGAAGCTAACTGGTTTGGGAGTTGCCGCCGCAACTCCAGTGGCTGGAAGCCTCGTAGTCTATACCAGTTTTGACGATACAATTCGCGCTGCGGGTGCAGCAGCCAACGCGACCGGCGAAACTTTCGAATCTCTACGCAATACCGCGAAGCACTTAGGAGCGACCACAAGCTTTTCTGCTACGGAAGTCGCTTCGCTCATGACGGAACTTGGTCGCGCGGGTTTCTCTCCCAAACAGATTGAAGAGATGACACTTGCCGTCATGAATCTAGCAAGGGCGACTGGTACCGATGCCACGCTCAGTTCTGGCATCATGGCAGCGACCATTCGACAGTTTTCCATGGAAGCCAGCGATGCCGTTCGCGTTGCCGACGGTCTGACGGCAGCAGCCAACAAGTCTTTCAACTCGGTGGAATCACTTGGTGAAGCGTTGTCTTATGCGGGGCCAGTGGCTTCCGATGCCAATATGAGCCTTGAGGAAACGCTCGCGATTCTTGGCACCCTTGGTAACCTCGGGATTCAAGGTAGCGAAGCCGGTACCGCTCTCCGTCGTCTGCTAACGCTCAGCGCTGCCGAATCAGAAAAATTCATGAAGGTCTTCGGTGTCGCGACTAAAGATGCACAAGGCAACGCACGCAACCTTGTGGATGTGCTTGGTGAAGTCTCTGCGGCCACTGCCAACATGGGAACAGGTGATCGGGCTGAAGCATTCAACGAAGTCTTCGGATTGCTCGGTATCACTAGTGCATCCGCCATTGGAAAGACGGTGACCGATACACGTCAATTGCTCGCCGAGTTGCAGAACTCCGGTGGAATAGCTGCCAAGACTGCAGCAGACATGGAAGCAGGCATCGGCGGTGCTTTTCGGATCCTGAAAAGCTCTGTCGAAGGTGTCGCGATCGCGATCGGCGAAGCACTCGACACATCGGTTAGCTCGATGATGAAGTCGATCTCGCGTGCACTATCAGGGCTCACAGAATGGATTGGCAAGAACAAGGAGATCGTCAAAAAGGTCGCATTGATTGTCGCTGGCGTCGTTGGAGTCGGCGCTGCTTTCATCGGAATCGGAAGCGCTGCTGGCGTGGCGGCGTTTGCTGTCGGTGGGCTGGCATCCATGTTTTCGCTGGTGGGAACCGCGATCGGTGTCCTGGTGACCATGATCGGTGCACTGTTCACACCCATTGGCCTAGTGGTCGCTGCGGTTGCAGCGCTGGGTGCGTACTTCATCTACTCGTCCGGCATTGCGGGCCAAGCGATCGAGTACTTGAAAGGCGTCTTTGAAACACTCAAGGCCGACACAATCAAAGCATTCGGTGCCATCGCCAATGCACTGGCTGCCGGCGACATCACGGCAGCTGCAAATGTGTTGTGGGGTTATCTCAAGCTGCAATGGATCAAAGGTACCACCTATCTCAAAGGCGTGTGGGCTGATTTCACTAACTACATTTCCGATGTATGGGGCGATTCTGCCTATGCCATCGGGGATGTTTTGATCAGTGCCCTGTCGGGACTTGCTAGCGTTTGGAACGCGACGCTTGGCTTCATGGCCGATGGCTGGACGATTTTGACGACCTCCGTGCAGAAGGGCTGGAACTACACGATTGGATTCCTCAAGAAGGGATTCATTCGACTGCGAGAGCTTGTAGACATCGCTGGAGATGTCTCGGTGCAAATCGGCGGAGTGCTCATCAATGCACTCGCGGGTGTCGAAACCGCCTGGGTTGAGACCATCGACTATCTCGCTGACACCTGGTCGGTGTTCGTTGCTCAAGTCAAGTCGATGTGGAACTCGACTGTTGGCTTTCTGCGTAAGGCCTGGATCAAACTCAAGTCCCTATTCGACGATGACGTAAACGTCGAAGTCGAAATGGCCAAGATCGACAAGGAAATCAAAACAGCCGACGAAACCGAGCAAGCTAAGAAGCAGCAAGCCATTGCCGATCGCATGAAGCGGCGTGATGCTCGCAAACAGCAAATCGAATCCAATCGTGTGCAAATGCAGGTAGGAATCAAGCAGCAGCTTGAGGAACGTCGCAAGGCGCGAGCGGGTCGCGACATTGATGCTGAGATGGCTGTCATTGATCAAGAGACGGAGGCAAAGAACAAAACGGTTGATACCTCGAAGGAGGAGCAGTTCAAAGAGAACGAAGTAGCTGGCCTTGCTCGCCAAAAGACGATTGACGACACAACAGTTGGTGTCCAGAAGACTCTCGATCAAATGCGTGAAGAGGCTCGCATTGCCCGCGAAGCTGGTCGCCAATCGCCCGAGGATCGCACCAAAGAACGCGATGAGCAAGTTGCTGCAGCACAAGCCGAATTCGACACTGCCGTTGAAACGGCCAATAACATCAAGGTGGAAGAACCGAAGAAGGCCGATCCAGCTGCAAATGCTCCCAAGCCTCCAACGATGCCTAAGCCAGGCGACTTGAAGGTTCCGAAGGTCGACGTCGACGGCATCAAAGATCCAAAGCTGAAACCGCCAAAGAAGAAGGACCTCAAACTGGGTCTTGATCGCTCGGCCAAAGATTCGATGGACCAGTTCTCCAAAGGACCAAAGGACAACGCGGAGAAAACCGAAGCGGCCGGCAACTTTGAGAGTCGTGGGCTAGGCCTCGGTAGTGGTGCGTCGCTCATTCCTACGATGGAACCGCTAGATCAACCTGATGCTGCCAACGCTGGTGACGTTGTCGATGCAAAGGATGGAGCGGACGCTGGCGAAGCGAATCCCGACTTGCCTGAAGTAGAACAAGAGATCGCGCCGCAGCCGATGGTTGCTGAAGTTGCGACGCCAGAGGACATGGTTGAACCTTCGTTTACCGAGCAACAACCCTCGCTCAATCTTGAATCGCTTTTGGCATCCTTTGTAGCAGTCCGCGTTCATCTTGATGAATTCGATGCTGCACTCTCGCTGAGTGTCGCCCGATTGCAAATGCCACAAGTTACTGGTGAAGGCCTCTCGGATGATGTGAAGCGAGCCATCATACAGACCGCTGAGAACACCGCTCAGTTGGCATCACGAGCCCGCACGGGAGGCTTCGTGTTCAGCTAATGGGATTCTCAAGCGGCGGATACAACTTCGAACTGGCGGCGCTTTCAAAGAAGGCTACGCGAGGCAAGGCGACTTCGGACACGTTCGTCTACGTCGGCACCAACGGTGGCTCGGTCGATCCTGCTGCCGCTGCGGATTTAGTTCTGTCGTACTACCGATTCACTCAGCGCGATCTCATTCCATTCTTGCAAGTGGACGGTGAGTACATCAATGAGAAGCATGCCCTGGTGACAGCTTCGATCAACAAGACGAAGCTCGATCCAGTCTCGTTTAACACCACCGGTGCATCGACTCACATAAATCAATCACTCTTCACGCGGGGGATTTACGCCGCAGGTGGCAAAATCGCGCCCAACTATCGTGGCGCGATCGGAGTCAGCGATTCTGGTGTTGCCGGCGTCGATGTGACTGTGCCAGCGTTCGAGTTCTCCGTTCGCAAGAAATTTGAGTTCGTATCGACCGACTATCTACTTGCAATGGTCGCTATGACTGGCCGCGTCAATTCAACACCATGGTCGATCTTCGCGCCCGGCGAAGCATTGTTCCTCGGTGGCGAAGGTGGCGAGGACGAACAGAACTGGGTCGATGTGACCTATCACTTCGCGGCGCGTCCTAACGAGACGAATGTCAGGATTGGCAGTATACATGGCGTGTCGAAGCGAGGATGGGATTACCTCTGGGTCAAGCATGGTGAAGAGGTAGTCGGCGACCGCGTGCTGCAAGTCCCTGAAGCGGCCTACGTCGAACAGGTTTACCCCGAAGCGAACTTTAATGCGTTGGGGATCGAATAGTGGCACGACGCGTTAAACCAGGCGAGAGACTCAACATCACCGCAGCCGAATACAATCGGTTACTGGCCGCCGCAGATGCTATTGCTCGAGATCGTCTCTCCGGTGGCGGTGGAAATCGCACCCACGTTCGCGACGCTGCCACCGTTCGCGTTCACTACCAAAGTGCGACCACTGTGCCCATCGGTGGAATCGTCGGTTTCAACGCCCCACTAGGCGATCCTGACGAAGGCCCAATGGACCTCGCTCGTTTCGTACGCGATGCCACGATCCAATCGGTCCGACCAAACGCTGAATCCCACACGGGTCGCTTCGGCGTCGCCATTGAACCGATTGCCGAAGATAAAGTCGGACGCGTCGTGTTTGCCGGCGTGGTTGCTGCTCGGGTGAACGTTCAAGAGACATGGCATCAATATGCCGACGTCGCCGAATCCGGTGGATCGATACTTGAGTCCAAGCCAAACGGATCGGCTCAAATCCTGTGGCGACGCGATCCAAATCAATCGGGTATGCAGTGGGCTGTGGTTAGAGTCGGTAAGCCAGCCGATCCAGCGTTCCTTGTGAAGGTCCCCAGCGGTGGTATCCCTGCTCGCTCTGGTCTTGTGACGGGTTCCGCCAATTGCGACCTCTTTCAGCTCGACGATTCTGGTGCCATTGAGCCAGTGCGAAAACCGAATGGTCAAGGCGTTCGCATCATCGCTCGCAACCCGAGCGCCCAGCGCATTCGAGGTCCGGTTTCCAACTACGAAGGTGATCAGTATCTCAGTGTCACCTACGATGGCAATCGTTCCTGGATTATCGATCCACCCAAGCAAACGTTGCTCTGCAAACCACTTGGTCGTATCAAATCCAAGTCATGGGGCATGGCTCGCGAGCTACGTTACGCCGGAGGTGCTTGGTCGCCAATCGGCGTGAAGGTCGCTGTCTACAACGTCTGCGACTACGCATTGCTCGCAAGCCAACAGATTGTTTGCCATTTCCATGAAGACACCTCCGCTTATCTAACCATCGGCTGCCGCTGCTGCGATGGAAGTAGTTCGAGTTCGAGTTCGAGCAGCTCTGGCGGTTCGAGCTCTAGTTCAAGCTCGAGCAGTAGCTCTAGCTCCTCGAGTAGTTCGTCGTCATCGAGCATCAGCTCATCGTCCAGTAGCAGTTCTAACTCATCTTCATCGAGCAGTAGCCCGTCGAGCAACTCATCGATTAGCTCTTCTTCGAGCAGTTCGTCGTCGCCGGGCTCCTCCAGTAGTAGCTCGCTAAGCTCGAGTAGTTCGTCGTCACCTTCTTCGAGCAGCGGATCGTCAAGCAGATCATCCACAAGTCTGAGTAGCAGTTCGTCATCGTCGTCGAGTAGCAGTTCGCCAAGTTCGAGTTCGTCGTCATCCAACTCCTCAAGCGACTCGTCGATTTCATCTAGCTCTAGCGGATCGTCCAGCTCGTTGTCATCTTCGTCTGCATCAGATAGTGATTCATCAAGCAGCGATTCATCGAGCTCCATTTCCTCCAGCCCTGATTCTTCCAGCAGCGGTTCCTCCGTAAGCAGCGATTCAATCCAATCGAGCCAATCCTACAGCGAGCCTAATAGCAGTTCGTCAACAAGCAGCGGATCAAGCTCAAGTAGCGATTCCTCCGAGAGTGGCTCAAGCAGCGATTCATCGAGTGGTTCACCGAGCGAATCGTCAACAAGTCCCTCGGATTCGAAGCCTTCGAGCAGCCACTCGTCCCAGTCGCTATCCAGCAGTTCCGATAGTGAATCCAGTCAATCGTCCTATTCAGGTTCCGACGATTCAAGTTCCGACGATTCGAAGTCATCCGAATCATACAGCTTGCCCAGTGGATCGAGCAGCCACTCCCCATCGAGCGAATCCGATTCCAGCGATTCTCAATCCAGCGATTCCGAGTCGAGTGAATCAGATTCAAGCGATTCAGAATCGACATCAAGTGAATCGACTAGCGAGAGTAGATCGACATCGCATCCAAGTTATTCAACGCCAAGCTACTCAAGTGGATCGAGCGCAAGCCATAGCGATTCGAGCGGCAGTGATTCCAGCGATAGCGATTCCGCAAGTTCGGACAGCCAATCCCAGAGTAATTCCGAAAGCGAATCTCATTCGGGCAGCGGCTCCATCAGCACCAGCGTCCCTGAGTCTTCGAGTGATAGCGGGAGTGAATCGCAAAGCCAATCCGAATCAGAATCAGAATCAGAGAGCGTCTCTGAAAGCCAATCCTACTCCGGCAGCGATTCCTACAGTACAAGTCGACCAAGTTACTCTGGCAGCGGCTCGGAGAGCACGAGCGAATCTGGTAGCACAAGCACTTCTGAAAGCACCTCCGAAAGTACTAGCGATTCGACCAGTCATAGCGAATCGGAGAGCAGAAGCGAAGATCCAAGTAGCGATCGACCCTCGTACAGCACCAGCGATTATCCAAGCTATAGCGACTCAACAAGTCATCATCCATCAGGAAGTACATCGCATAGCACTTCAGACAGCACTTCAGACAGCACTTCAGACAGCACTTCCGATTCACATCCATCAGATTCTGACCCATCTGACGGTAGTCGCCCAAGCACATCGGATTCGGAGCCACCAAGCGAACCACCGCCAGGAAGTTCCAGCAGCGGATGCACAAGTACATGGATTTGGTCATGCGGCTGGGAGTTGCTGGATTCGGACTGCGAAAACCCAGAACCACCCGAGGGTGCGGGCAGCTATGACGGCGCGGTAATGGAGGTGGCTGCATGATCCATTGCCCACACCTCACTCCGGACAACAAGTGCCGCGTTGCATCACAAGTCGGCGAATGCAAAGTACTCGCATCAGCGAAGGCCTGCGAAGCGTGCCAGCAAGACCCCAATCCGCAAGCGGTCAATGTTGTGACGCTTGGAATGGCCATCGTTCATCGAAAGCGACTCGGCAAACCAATCGCCGAACTTCGCCAGTTAATGAACGAGTACAAACCGACAGGTGAAGAGCCCGTCAGCTTCCGAATCAATGACTTTCGCCCCGGGCCCGGAAACGAGCTCAAAAAGATGCTCGCTTGGTTCGCTCGCCCCAGTGATTCGTGCAAGTGCGAAACACGCGCCGACACGATGAACGATTGGGGGCCTGAGGGTTGCCGACAGAATCTCGACACGATCGTGGAATGGTTACTAGAAGAAGCCGAATTGAGAGGATTACCAAGTGGGAAGTTTACTCGCATCATCGCAAAGTCGCTCGTCATCACAGCCATCCGTCGCTTCGAACGCAAGTTCCCAGACGGAGCACCCGAGCCAAACGACGACGACACTGACGACACCGACAACGAATAAGATCGTTGAACGATGTTTCCTAATGAACCTAGATCGGCGCGATGATCGGCTGCGTGAGTGGCTGGATCAATTGCCAGATCCTTGGCCATTTCCTGAGCCCGAACGTTTCGCGGCAATCGACGGCCGGCGACTAGCAACACCTCCGCAGTGGCGAGCGGGCAATGGTGCTTGGGGATGCTATCGATCGCATTTGCTCATCCTTGAGAAGTGTTTGCTCGAAGGGATCGATTCTTACGTTGTCTTCGAAGACGACGCTGGTTTCGGATCTGAATTCACCGAGCAGTTAGAGCAATATGTCGCGGAGCTTCCGGACGATTGGGGATTGGCTTATCTCGGCGGACAGCATCTCTACGCCGGCAAGCATCCGCCACAAAAAGTCAGCGAACGCGTTTACCGACCATTCAATGTCAACCGCACGCATGCATTCATGGTGCGAGGGCGTTTGGCGATGAAGACTCTCTATCGCCATTTGAACTGGAACGAGTGGCATGTGAAGCATCACATTGATCATCACCTTGGCCGACTCACTCAGCGTCGCTACGAGATGATGGTCCAGTCGAAAACCGTCGACAAGGAATCGCTTGCCGTTTACACGCCCGATCGATGGCTCGTGGGCCAATTACCCACCAAGTCGAACATCTGCGGTCGCAAGTGGGAGCAAACCCGATTCTTCAACGACGCTCGCAATGCCGACCATTCGGACGCTCCCTTCTTCGCCGTGCTTGGTCCACACCGATCAGGCACATCCTGCGTCGCAATGGTCATGCATCACCTTGGCGTTCACATGGGGAACGAGCTCGGTGGATACGAAGCGACGGGAGGCGGCGAAGCGATCGGGCTAGCCAAACTCTGTGAGAGTGTCATGCGATTCCCAGCGATCGATCCGAAGGTCGGCGATGGGCAGCTCACCAAGCAACTCAAAAGCTGGATCGTAGGTCGAAAGACGGAAGCCAATCGAGACAAGACAGTCGCAGGGGCCAAGTATCCACATCTATGCCGATTCGCGGAACACTTGTATGCCGGCCTGGGAGACTCACTTCGTATCGTCGCGGTCGATCGACCCATCGAGGCGTCAATCCGTTCACTTCAAGATCGCAGCAACAAGCATCGTGGCCAATGGTTCGCTGCGGACGATGCAGCATGCGAACGACTACAGCGATCGCTCTTGGAACATCGAGAACGGTTCATCAAGTCCCACCCGAAGGTTCCAGTACTTCGCGTCGACTTCGCCGAGCTTACGAAAGATCCAGCCGCTGGCATCGCAAGACTGGTCGAATTCCTTGGCATTGATCCCACCGAGGAAGAACTCGAGTCGGCGATCGCTCACGTGAATCCAGAGTTGAGGAAGTTCGGCTAATGAGTGCGATTTCGATTCTTGGAGAGCTAAACCAACGTTACTTGATTGTCGGGTCGACGGCGATCCAGCTTCATGGATTCAATTGGGGGCAGCGAGACATTGATGCGTGGCTCGATCCAACGATCCCTGTTGATGAATGGGACGCTCTGGTGAATCGAGTTTCGCGCAACCGTCAAAAGATTTGGAATCGTGGCGAGGACAACGGACGTGGTGGAATCCACCATTCGACCCGAATCGCCTGCAAGCCGAAGCTCGACCTTATCCATCAGATCGGACAGTTCCTACCGAGCGATTTCGACGCCGTGTTCGATCGCTCCTTAATTTCAGAACTGGGAAATGTCGCTCCGCTGGATGTTGTTCTGCGAATGAAGTTCCAAGCCAATCGCGGTAAAGACTTTCGACATTTCATGAAGCTAATCCAAATGGTCTCCAATCCGTGAGTTCGCCCATGACAAGCAATCTACCAATCGATCAAATCACTTTCTGCATCAAGACAATTCATCGTCCGTGGGCATGCCATCGGCTTGTGGAATCGTTGCGAAAGGAGTTCGGCTCGCCAACGATCGTCGTTGTGGATGACGGTCGCCCAGAGTTGCGATTCTCGGCCAAGTATCCCGAGACTGCCAAGCATTGTCGTGTGGTCGACCTCGAAACACACGATGTCGGTGTCGGCATCGGACGCAACACAGCAATCGACGCCGCCGAGACCGAACTGGTTTTCTTACTCGACGATGACCAGATCGTCACTCCCGATCTGCATCTAGATCGTGTCTATGAACGATTCATCGAGCACAATCTCGACATTCTTGCCGTTCGCCAAGGCGGAGGCGGCCAGCCGATGATGCTCAGCCCACTCATGAATGGGAAACGCATCTGGATGCATCGAGGCGAATACAAACGCGTCGGGTCGGTTTGCTGGTGTGACATGGTCAGCAACGCGTTTCTTGCAAGACGCGACACAATCGCTCGTGTCCGATGGGATGAAGCGATCAAGACCTACGAGCACTGGGAGTTCTTTTACCGAGCCAGTCGAATCGAGAAACTGGCGATCGCAGTTGCCGTCGATTGCTCGGTGGTTCATGCCCACGTCGGAGCCAAGCCCTACGGCGATCTTCGTGGCCGACCCAAGTTTCGAGCGATGGGACTTCGTAAACATGGCTTTCATTCAATGCGTTATCCAGGAGGAGAGATCGTCAATGCGTGACCGCGTAACATTCTGTATCAAGACGATCCATCGTCCACTTTGCTGTGCAACGCTCGTTCGTTCGATCTATGAGCAGTGCGGCGATAGCAGGCCGAATATCCATGTGCTCGATGACGGGCGACCGGACTTGCGATTTTCAAAGTGCTGTCCGGACGAAGCCGCAATGGTCGACCGACTCGTTGAGACCGATTACGACATTGGGCTTTCGGCTGGTCGTAATCGATTGTTGGATATGGGCGAGTCTCCCGTGGTTGTCTTTACGGATGATGATCACATCATCACAGAGCAAACCCGACTCGCTGAGCTCGTTGAGAAGCTCGATCGATACCCAGACCTTGATCTACTTTCTGGCATGAGCAACACGGAAGAAGGCCCCCGAATGCTCGCCTCGAGAGATCGTGTGATGCGAATCTTCTCCGGCGCGTATCGTTGGCACGACAAGATCGCTCGCTGTGATTATGTCGGAAACTGCTTCGTTGCCTACCGCGATATCTTGCAAGCGATTCGTTGGGACGAAGAGCTCAAGGTTGAAGAGCACTGGGACTTCTTTTGGCGAGCCAAGCTTGCAGGCATGAAGGTCGCCGTCGCAACCGACCATGTGTTTAAACACGTTCACGTCGATCCACCGGGTTATGTGCGCCAACGCCCGGAGTACTTGAAGCTTGGCACTAAGAAACACGGACTTCGCAAAGTCGTGTGGCGTTGATTTGTTTTGAATCCCCTTCTCAAAGGAGTGTGAAAGATGACCATTCCCAATGGCCCAACAGGCCCCAACGGACAAAGACCACCTTGGTGGCCGCCTCCTCCGTTTGATCCACCAGGAGAGCCGCTACCGTATGTACCTGAGCCGCGTCCGGTTTGGTGGCCTCCCCATCTTGCTTGGCCACCGGTATCCGAACCTCCGGTCGAGGTCCTTTATCCTCCGCCAATTTACACTTGGCCGAGGCTGCCACCGGATCACCCTTATCATTTGCCGCCTGGTTACTCGTATCCGAATAACCTTCCGCCTGGCCATCCCGGACGAAATGTTCCACTGCCAC